AGATAATCTAATAGAGCAAATTGTAAAAAAAGGTTTTTCTTACCGAAAACTAGCCGAAAAAGCTAATTGTTCCCAAACTCAAATAAGTTTGATTTTAAAAGGAGAAAGAAATCCTAGTCCAGAAAATGCTGTAAACATATGTAAAGCACTAGAATGTAATTTTGATGATATTTTTTTTATCAACAATGATTACAAAAGTAATCAAAAATAATGCGACACGACACAAATAAAACGAAAGGAGATGATGAAACATGTTATATACAACCAAAGAAATAGCAGATATGTATGGAGGAGAAGGTAAGAATGTTACTCCATATATGATAACTCATACATGGATACCAAATGGATTGAAACATGTTAGAGGAAAAGGACAGGGCTTTCTGTATAAGAAGGAATGGATAGATGAATATCTGGAATTGCAGACAATGAATTTTTATAAGGAAGAAAAAAAAGCAATAAGAATGAATAGTTATAAAACAAAGTCAAATAAGAAGTGTTTTGTAGTTTAGAAAGGCAGGTGAGTAAGGTGGAAGAAGAAAATTTCAACTATATAGATATTAAAGAATCTAAAGGAATAGCGAGAATAGAAATTGATGATACAGAATTAAGAGGAGTTTCTAATTATAAATTAAATAGAGGAACAGATATGATTGAATTGACGGTTACCATATCTGTACCACCACAGAATTTAAATTTTAGTTAAAGTGTTCCAGTAAAAGCAGTGCTAATTGCAGAGCTGATAACATTTTCAGCAATTGTTTGTTGTGTGGTAATTATATAAAGAAAAAATTTAAAAGTAAAGGAGATGAAAAATATGTTAAGTATAGCAGAATGGCATGAATTATTTAATTATATTTTTACAATGTTTTTTGGAACAATACTAGCAACATTATTTATACATCAAATTGCAACGAGGATTAAAAATAAGAAGAAAATGAAACGTAACCAACAAATTATTCGAATAGGATTAAAAATCCTTAAAAACGTTTATTAGGAAGGAGGGACAAGCAAATGGATAGATTTCAAGAAGCTATAGAAGAAGTACAGTTAAGTGTACTAGAAATAATAGACAATATTATATTATTAACAAATTCTACAAGAAAAACTGACGAAGAAAAAGTAAAGCTAATAAGAGAATATGCTAAATATCAACGTTCAGTAATTTCAATTGATATAGCAATACATAATGACCATATAAAAGAACTAGATGCGTCTGGTAAACATTTCTAGTTCTAACTAAAGAAATTATATAAGCTTTCTTTAGAATTATATTAACATAATTTTAAAGAAATTGCAAGAAAAGGAGAAAAAAATGAGTAATTTAAATTTATATGAAATAACAAATGCTTTTCCAGCATTAATGGAAAATGATGAAATATCAGAGGAAAATAAAAAACAAATTGAAGAGGAATTAGCACTTTTATTACAACAAAAAAGTCAAAATGTAATAGGTTATGTGAGAAATATAGAAGCAATAATAGAAGCAAAGAAAAGTGAAGAAAAAAGAATTGCTGAAAGTAGAAAAGCAGATGAAAGAAGATTAGAAAATTATAAGAAATATGTAAAAGACTGTATGGAAAATAGCGGAATAACAAAGATAGAAACAGGATTAGGAAATTTAAGTATAGCAAAAAGTCCAATATCAGTAGAAATAATAAATGAAGATGAAATTCCATCTGAATATAAAGCGGAAGTAGTAACTGTAAAAATTGATAAAAAGAAAATAGCAGATGATTTTAAATCAACAGGAGAATTAATCAATGGAGTAATAATACACACAGATAATACAAATTTAAGAATTAAGTAGGAGGGGATTTAGATGGCATTAGCAAAGAAAGCAACATTAGATGATGTTAATTTAAAAATAATGATATGGGGTGAATCTGGAAGTGGTAAAAGTAGATTTTCATTATCAGCACCATCTCCACTAGTAATAGATTTAGAAGGTAGTACAAGATTATATGCAGATGAATTTGATTTTTGGAAAGCAGAAGTAGATAAAACTAATCCATTGGCAAGTAATCAAGCAACTTTAACAGTTAATTTAATTAAAGAAATAATAGAAGGACAATATCCAGATAGAAAAACATTAATAGTTGATCCAGTAACAGATTTACTTGATTGTATAGAAGATGTAAGTGCAAAAAAATATGAAGAGATGATAGGTAAAAAAGTTGGAGAATTAAATGCAGTGCAAAAAACAAAATGGTACGCATATAGAAGAGAAATGGCAAGAACAGTATTAAACCAACTTAAAGATATACCAATGAATTTAATTTTAGTAGCAAGAGCTAAAAACTTATGGGACCAAAAAGATGGCAAAATGCAACCTGTAGGACTTACATATGATGCATTAGACATAGTGGAATATTTAATGGATATAGTAATCCAGCTAGAAAAAAACGGAGATGAAACAAGAGCAATAGTAAAGAAATCAAGATTAGGTAATTTACCTAAAATATTAGATGTAAAAAATTACGATTCAATTAGACAAGCCTTAGAAGGTAGTAAAAGAACAGCAACAGAAAACAAAGTAGGTGAATAACAATGAAAAGCCAATTTGAAGAGATTTTAGTAGAAGATTGTAAACAATATAGAGATTTATTCAGAAAATATAAAAATAAGAATCCTGAGGACATTCAGACACTATATGATTTAACAAGTGAAAGTTTAATGTTAGCACAAAGATGGTCTGATATAGCAAGTAATGCATCTTTATATTCTAAAACATATGAAATATCAAAATGTGATTTTAGAGATTGGGCTTATCAAAGATATAGAAATTTACAAGAAATGCATACGGATTGCAGAGTATTTTATAAAGATGCTAAAGAGGATTTAAAAAATTTTGGAAGGGTAGATTGATTGGCACTAATAGAAGTTAATAAAAAAAGTAAGTAAGGATAATTAATTTATTAGTGCCATAAGCCCCCTAAAAAGGTGGAATTATGATAGTAAAAGATTTAAGTAATAGTTTTAATCCAGTACCTAAAAACAAGAGAATTGAAAATAAGAAATTATTGAAAGATAAAAAAGGTATTTGTCAAATATGTGGTAAAAAAGGAGCAACAGAAAAGCATCATAAGCAGAGCAAAGGTTCTGGAGGAAATGATACAGAAGAAAATTTAATAGAAGTATGCAGAATATGTCATACAAAAATTCATACAGGAGAAATAAAGATTTAAACATCTAAGGGTAGGCAAAATAGAAGCTTACCCTTTTGTGTTAGGAAGGAGAAGCACGATGAAAGACCCTGCGTTCTTATTTTATAGTAGTGATTTTCTTTCAGGAACAATGTTAATGACAGATGAAGAAGTTGGAAAATATATAAGATTATTATGTTTACAGCATCAAAAAGGACATTTAAAAGAAAAAGATATTCTAAATATTTGCAAAGAATTTAATGAAGATATATTTAGCAAATTTAAAAAAGATGATGAAGGAAATTACTATAATGAACGATTGGAATATGAATCTAATAAAAGAAAAGAATATTCCGAAAGTAGAAGAAATAACAGAAGAAAAAAAACATATGAAGAAGATATGAAAAACATATGTAATTCATATGAAAAACATATGGGAAATGAAAATGAAAATAAAAATATAAATAAAATTTTAATTAAAGATAATAAAAAAAGGGGTTCTAAGGGGAAAAAAGAAGAAGAAAAAATACACTTTGCAGAATTTGTATCTATGACCAATGTTGAATACGAAAAGTTAGTAAACACTTATGGAAAAGATTTTGCAGACCAATGTATAAGTAAGCTTGATAATTACAAAGGAGCTTCTGGAAAAACATATAAAAGCGACTATAGAGCCATTTGTAGCTGGGTTATTGATGAGATAAAGAAGAAAGGCAATACCCAAACAAAAGGTGGAATAAACGACTTTAAAGAGTTCTGGGAGGAGGCAAAAAAAGAAGATGAACAAAAGAGAAACAATACAAGTAATAACACTTTTGGCTGGGAATTATGACAGTATAGCCAAAAAAGATACTACACAAAAACAATTGATGATTAATACCTGGCAAGAGTGCCTAGGAGATTTGGATTATAATGTTGTACTACAAGCTGTAAAGAAAACAATAATAGAAAGTCCATATCCACCAACTATACACGATATAAGAAAAAATGCTGTAGAAATTATAAAACCATCTACAAAGAGAACAGCAATAGAAGCATGGAAT